GCGTCTACTGTTGTAATATTGAAGTTTACAGTTGTAGATCCACCACCTAATTTATCGTTTGGTACAATATTTCCATTTGTGCTAGGTACGAACATTTCTCTACCTGCTTCTCCCACCATATATGGTTGACCTTCTACAACAGCACCTCCTGTTTGTCTTGCTGAGAATGACTGAGATCGTATAGCCGCAACTTGTGCAAATCCTGCCGCACCTTGTGCCGCCGCTACTGCAAGATTTAATGGTGGTGGATAAGTAGCTAATGCGTTTGAAATTGCTCTATAAGTATTAATTATTGTCATTCCTGCTTGAAATGCTTGATATGCTCTAAATGCTGTTTTATTTAATCCAGATAAAGCACTTAATCCTGTTTCTGTTGCACTTACTATTTCTCTTTGTGCATCTTTTTCTAATTGTACTTTTCTTTTATTTCTAGCTTCTTGTCTTTTAAATGCTCTTTCAACTTCCTCATCTAATTTTTTCATTCTTTCAATTTCAGCATGATTTATAGTTTTCATTATTTCACTATTACGAATTGCAAATTGTTGCATAGCCCTTGCCAATTCTTGATTTTTACTTAATGACTCACTATTTTCATCTAATGACTTACTAACTTCTTTAAAATTATGTGATAAATGATCTGTTGAAACAGATATTGTTTTCATAATTTCGTCAGTTTCATCTAATTCTTCATTTAAATTTTTAAGACCATTAGTTCCTGTCAAAATTCCAACAATACTAGAGTTAAAAATATTTAAAAATTCATCAACTTCTTTTTGAACAGAAGTCAAAGCACTCATAGAATCTTTTAAAAAAATTATAGCTTCACCTGCCGCGATAGCAGATTTTGCTAAAGCAGTTCCTAATGTTTCAGCTAATTCTTCTGTAATCTTATTATTTTCTTCTAAGAAACCATTTAAATCACCTAGTTCATTGGTTAGTTGACCAATAAATTGATCTGATACTAATTTTTGGAAATTAAACAGTTTGTCCTGTAACATTGACACTGTTCCTGTAAGTGTTTGTGCTAAGTCATCTGTAGCATTTGCAAATCTACCATCTCCACTAAATGCTTGTTCAAATGCCTCAACTGTTTCATCAATAGATACTTTTGCACCTTCTTTAAAACCTAATAAACTTCTAACACCTTTTTCTCTAAATATATCGGCGGCGGCAATACCACCAGAAAATGCTCTTTGTATTTGTGATCCTGCTGTAGCAAAATCTAGTCCTGTAACTGCCGCAACATTACCTGTTATCTCTAATATTCGTGTAAGATCATTGGCATCCTTAGATACAACAGCAAGATTTCCAGATGCCGCAGTTATTTCTTCTAATGAGAATGGAACTCTTGAAGCAAATTTAGATAAATTATCAAAAGCTATTTGACCTTCTTTAACAGATCCAAATAAAAATTTAAATCTAACTTGTAAATTCTCAACTTCTTTACCTACATCAATAAATGATTTTAAAATAGCACCTGCACCTATACCAATTAAAGCATTCCTAAGATTTAGAACTGATGTCTTGGTTTTATTAAGGCTACCTTGAACATTATTTAATGCTTGTTTACTTTTATCTTTAGCAACAATATTAATATTAAGGTTTTTATCTGCCATGTTTCATTTTCGCTATTCGTTGTTGTCTTTCATTTTCATCATTTTTTAATTCGAAGTATGATAACCACAACATAAACTCATATGTTGTCATTTGCAAGATTTCTGCAACTGTTTTGTGAAGTCTTTCTGCTAGAGAAAGAACATTATAGATTTCTGGTGTTTCTTTTATTTTTTTTTTAAGTTGGAATAATTATCAGCATTCATAATTTGGGTTGCTACCCTCGCAATTATATCCGTATCTGCCTTAACTTTAAATTTAAGTTTATGTTCCATGTTGAACATTTTCTTTCCATCTTTTTTTAATGCTTTTTCAATTATAACATCTATTAAAACATTAAGGTCGTTATCATTTGCACCTTTAAATATTTTAGATTTCTCTAGCATATTAAAAGGTGTGGAATAGATAGCTTTATCGCCAACTAAACCCCATTCTTCAACTTCAATGATTTTAGTTTCTAATGCCTCAAAATGACCTTTGACTCCTTCAAAGAAGTCTATTTCTTCAGATGACATCTAGTTCTTAAACTGTACCGATAGTTAAAGCACCTGTGCCTTGAAAAGCAACAGTTCTTGTAGATACTCCGTCTAAGCTAACACCAACTGACATTGATGTTACAATACCATTACCTGCAAATGATTGATCTCCAGATGCGTTTCCTTCTGGTAATAATGTGAAAGCTATTGTTACACCAGAGTCTAAAGTTTCCTGTGCTGTATCACCTTCGTCATAGTGCATATCTATTGATCCACTAAATGCTGTTCTTCCTGCTAAGTATGTTTTTGCAGAATTACCAAGACTTGTATCTTCTACAACATCTGCTGTTGTATCTATTGTAAAACCTGTGACCGCACCAATGACTGTGCTACCTGCTTTTACAACACCTTCTTTACCATGATGTGCCATTTAATTACTCCTTTGTAATTGGTTTATTATATTCTTTTTTAACTTCTTTTGGTTTCATTTCAACTTTTTTTTGAACACCATTAGAAGTTTCTTGAACATAGCCTAGTTTTAAAAACTTATCAAGGCTATTAGGGTTGATACAAACTATATCACTCCCTTTAGTCATTATTATATCTTTAGCCATTATGCTGTACCTCTTGTAAATTCATATAAAACTCTTACCACAATTCTCACAGCACCTATAGGAAAAAGAACACCTTCATCTGCTGATACATCTACAATTTGTGTATCAATAGCATTATTATTTCTAGTAATATCATTATCTAATGTTTCTTCTACTACTTCTACTAATTGGTTTCTAGCTGTATCAATATTACTTGTAGTTCCTTTAACATAACCCACAATAACAAAATCAATAGTTCCAGATCGTTTTCCTGTACTATTACTTCCCATGCTAAAATCTTCTCTTGTTTCATCACTTGTTGCTATGTAAACAGCAGGGAACTGTGCATTAGATAATTCTTCTACCTCAAATGGCTCTCTTGAAATTCTTTTAAATGTAATTGGTGAACTAACTGCTGTCAGTTTAGTTACTATATCACTTGCAATATCTTCTCTTTCACTCACAGCTTTAACTCCCTAGCTAATACCTTACTAAATATTGTTCTAATTTTCTTTTGTTCATCTTTACTAATTCTAAAGAATTGTCTAGTAATTTTATTTTTACCTACACCAAACAGATCATGGAATGATGCTTTTTTACTTTCTGCATTTCTTCTAAAGAATAATACACCTTTACTTGCACTAATTTTACTTGTTAAAGAACTAAACATCTGCCCTGTATCTGTAAGATCAACTACTCCAGATTGTTTTACTCCTGCTCTTTTATAATTTGGTGAATAAGGTTTAAACTTTCTACCAAAAGCATCTACACCTTTGCTTTGAGTTCTTGATCTAATTTCTTTGATTTCAAATGCAGAAACATTTGCTAATGACTTCTTAATGGCACTAGACATCTTTCTAGATATGCCTTTAATTTCGTTTGCTATTTGGATTGTATTGCTAGTAATTTTTACTTCAGCAACCATTATTTACATAAACATTGACCATCACAAGGACACATATCTACCTCACTAACCTCAAATGATGGATTGGCTCTTTCTCACTATTAGATACTGTACTATCACCATCTTCATCATATTCTACACCATCTCTTAGAATAGCTTGAAACTCAGTTGCATAACTTGCTCTGTAAAAATCTATTTGTACTTGAAATGCATCATTATCACCTTCTGGTGTTTTCCATTTAGTAAGTTGTGGCATGATATATTCTGCTAATGCTTTGTAGACTACGCACCTTTTCCATTGTGCATCTGTTAATTTAGAGTTTACTAACTCTAATGATGTGATCTTTGTAATGTCTTTGTATCTGACTGTATGTCTATATCTCTCCCACCATTCCTCACGGATCTGTCTGATGACATCATCTTCTGCGAATTGTAGTTGAGTATCAAAATCTGTAATACCGAATGAAGCAATATCTGGTTGGTATTTTTGAACTTCTGCTAGGTTTACACCAAAATCTGTTGTTGCCATTATTTATCTTTCTTTTTCTTTGGTTTTTCTACCTTATCAACTTTGGGTTTATCTTCAACAGGTTTCCAACCTCTTAATTCCCAAATATTTTTATTCTTTTCATAATCTGTAAGCGGTCTATCAATAATTTTTTTTCCATTGGTAAGTTTCATAATATTCCTTTCTGAACAGGTGGGGAATTAACCCCACCCATAAAAGTATTATTATTGGATTGATGAGTCAGCGATAACTTCAATACCATATGAGTCATGTAGTTCACCAACACCATATACTGCTGTTGCCACAATCTCATCTGCTCTTAAAGAAGCATCTCTTTGTGTTTCAATCTTAATGTCCTGCATCATAGCAAGAGCAAGTGCATCTTTGTGGAACATTCCACCTTTGTAATCACCTGCTGTGCCTGTGTTTGACATGTTGCCTGTTTCAAAGATTTTGATACCTGCGATTTGACCAATAAAGCCATTTCTTAATGCTTCATTTGATAAGTCATGGTCTAAACCTGCAAAAGTATTTGTAAGACCAGATTTGAGGTCATACGCTACCTTTGGGTGTACCACAAGATATGTTTCATTAACAGGTAATCCTGCTGCTCTTAGTGTTGAAGCTGCATTAAATACAGTTGCAGGGGAAAGTACTGCACTATCTGTACCTGCTGCTGTGCTAAAGCCATCAAATAGAGCAATTAAGTCTTGATCCATTTTCTTAGCGATTGCTTCACCAAAAAGTCTACCAATATCTGCTGCTACATTTCTTGGTGCAGAGTTTCTTGCTAGGTCTGTTAATGTTGTCATTACACCAACTTCTGAAGCTGTAATAGTTACAGAACTTGGATTGATTGCTGTGTTTGATAAATCTGCTGCTTCACTTACTGCTGCGGCTGCTACTGCTGCATAAATAGGAACTTCAACTGACTTACCACCACCTGCTATTGCGTAGTTCTTCACAAGGTTTTTCATTATAGATTTCTCTTGAATAACGAATTGTGCTTCAGCTACGATTTCAGTATACAGTTCGGAAACTGTACTTGAGGTTGTTTCATTAGCCATAGTTATATCCTTTCATAGATATTATTTATTTAAATTAACAATCGTGCTTACACTATCTCTTTGCTTTTTGTATTCAGCATAGAGTTTCCTGTCAGCAGGATTATTCATGTCTAGTTCCGAAATATTTAGAGTCTTATTCGTTTCTGACTTACCCACATTACTAACACTTCCACTCCCAGAAGGAGTTGCTGCTTGAAAGTGTGCGTTCTGTGTTAAAAACTCTTGTACTGCTTCATCAACAGTAAGTAGTTCACCCTTTGAGTTATATCTTGGAGTTTTATCTTTATCAAGTATTTCTACACGACCATCTGAATTTAAATGAACATTATCTTTTAAAAGTTCTTTAATCTGGTCTGGGTTGATTGCATTGTTCTTAGAAGCAGAGTTAATTAACTGTTTATCAATTCTTTCGTTTTTTAGTTCTTGCTCTAGCTTTGTAACCTTTTCTGTAAATTCTTGTGATTTCTTTTTAATCACTTCATCAAACTTACCTCTCTCTAATGCAAGTTCTTCTTCTTTCCTTGCCTTCTCAGCAATAGCAGACTTTGCATCATCAAGACTTTCAATACCTAAATCTTTCATTATGGATAGCTTTTGTCTTGCTAACCTCTCTTGTACTATTTTATCTATATCAGCTTGTTTGGGTTGAGATTGATCTTTAGTTTCTTGTACTACTTCCTCTTGTTTAGTTTCTTCCTGTATTGTTTCCGTTTTGTTCTCGTCAGACATAATAAAATTCTCCTTATTATGTTAGATGTATAAAATAATTATAGATTATTCAACAAATTTATCCCAATCATCATCAAAGAGAATAAAGCTATGTCTACATCTATATCCTCCTCTGTTGATAAATGGATCTGTTCCAGACTTACCTCTCCAAGTACTTTGCCATGTAGATCGTGCTTCTTCTTCAGTAAAAACTCTATTTAAGTTTCTTCTACAGAAATCTCTAGTAGTAGCAATATTAGTTCCTACATATTGAAATTTAGTAATCCCTGCTTCTTTACCTTTGTATATTGTAAACTGACCATCAAATTGCATTAAGCTATCATGTGCTATTTGACTCGCAAATCTTCGCATATTATTTCCCAATATATCTGAGGCATATTTAGTATGGAGTATCTCTCTAGCATTCTTGACTCTTGCAATAATCTCTGCGTTATCTGAATATCTATTTTTAGATATATAATCAGTTAATCTGTTTATAGCTGTTTCATTTGATCTCTGGTAAACACCATTGATTTGACCTCTGATATTTTTAACCATTTCATTAAATGGTCTACCTGTTACACTTGATTGATAAACTTCATTAGCAATAGTATCTAGAAATCTATTACCCATATCTTCAAACCCAGAAAAGGATAAGAACTTTAGATCATTAATTACTTTGAGGTCTGGTTTAGTAAGTGTTTTAAATTTATCTGCAATAGGTAAAGGTTTTATAAATCTTTGATATTCTTTTACTATCTCATCATATTCAGAAACAATACTATCAGCTTCTTTAAGAAAGTTTTGTTCTATGAGTCTTTTAAGATTT